TCTCCCTCCGCCATCCCCGGAGCTCCGATGGTCGGGGCATCTGGTCCCCTTACCCGTCCTACCGAACGTCCTACCGAACCCGTCACTCACGGACTCCCGATGGGGCCGGGGGCTGGACCCGAAGCACTTGACGGGATCGGAGCCGCCGCCCGCCAGAACGTCATCGAGCAGGGAACCTTGAGCCACCTCTTGTCAAGTTTGGCGGCACAGCCGGGAAGCACGACGGCGATTCGTGACCTCGCCGCGAGGGCGCAGAGCGGAGTGCTGTAATGGCGAACGGTTTTGACGAGCCGTTAAGCGCCGTATTGAACTCAGCGCCGGAACTCACCCAGTCTCCGGGGCTGTCAGTCACCACCGCCACCGCCGGAGGGGACATCGTCGGCAACGCCCAGTCGATAGCCCACGCTGCCAACACCGTCACGGACCAGTCAGCCCATTCCTCCGTCGCCGCAACAGTTGGGGGACCGAGTGAACTCACCAATGCGCTCAACTGGTTCGGGAACCACGTCCTGGCCCCTGTCTCTCACGCCGCGTCGGTCGGCATCTCCGACACGATGAAGGACATCGCCCCCGTCACGAACGTCCTCAACAAGCCCCTGCAACTCATCCAGCATGAGTACCGCTACTTGCATGATGTGGAAGCCATACACGGCCCGACCGCGGCAATGCTGGAGGGACTCGGAATCGCCGCCGGCACGGTGGCTGGTGCGTATGGTGGAGGTTTCAACGGAGCAGAACTCGGGGCCGAGACTGCCGCCGGCATCGAGGGCCAGGTGTTCTACCACGACTCCTGGGAACGGACGGGGCAGGCATCCTACGCCGACCCCCACACCAAGCAACAGGTGTCCATCGGACGAGACATCACCTCCGAACTCAGCCGAGTCATCCCCGGACTCGGGGAGGGGACCAAGGGATTCAAGATCACCTCGGGACTCATAGACGGAATCTTCGACCTCCAGGTCGGCGGTCCTGAGGTCCTCGGCATCCTTGGCAAGGCCAACTCCGCCGTGGGGGCGGCGGGCAAACTCGGGGACTACTTCCCCGGCAAGGGGCCTCAGACCACCGAAGCCTTCGACAATCTGATGAACTCCTTTAGCGGGGGGAACGTCCGTCGCGCCTTCCGCGACATCGCATCGAAGAACGCCGGTGAAATCGCCGGGGCGTACAAGTCAATAGCCCAGCAGAACGACCTCCTGACTGCACTCGGCCACGCCGACACCGAGGAGGAAGTCGCCAACATCTTCCGCGACATCATCCGGACCCACGAGGTTGTCTACTTCGACAAGCTCCCCACGCTCTCCATCACGAGGATGCCCTTCCAGGTAGCGCACGAGATGATGGGGGACTCCGTCGTTCCGGGAATCCAGGCGCTGTATCGAGCAACAACCAGACTCCCAGAATCTTTTGATGATGTAGCCGGAAAGTGGCAGTCGCACGAGTTCAACCCCGCCGCCACCGATGACGGGACGCTGTTCGTCCTGCGCACCGCTCTCTACACCGAGAACCGTCGGACCGCCGCCATGATTGCGGACGAGTACGCCAACGCAGCCGTGCCGGACAAGATCAAGATATGGCGCAACCTCGTGTGGAACACGCTGGCGAACATGGCCGGTTTCCGTGGGGCGGAGATTGACGAGGTCCTGCGCGAGACGATTCAGGACCCGTCCGCCCGAGCGATGTGGAAGGAAGCCATCAACAAGTTCATCGACACTGGGATGTTCGGCAAGGAAGCCTCCTACGCCAATGACATCGCCGGCGATGACATTTCGCGTGTTAAGGACACCGAGACTGGCCGGACCTATTCCGCCGGTATCACCCGCAACCAGCAGGGGAACCTATCGGGGCTGGACTTGGTGCAGGCCCGACGCGCCGCCGCGACTCTCGCTCAGCACAGGAATTTCTTTGGGAAACTGGACGACTTCGCCTTCGACCACATCACCGCCCCGGTGTTCAAGCGTTGGGTGCTGATGTCCCCCTCCTACGCCCTGCACATTGCCCTGGCAGAACTCATCCCCAATTCCCTGCGCCTCGGGATGTTCAAGGTCGCCAGATCGAAGTTGATGCTCCACATGGCGAACACCGGCATCAAGGTTGCCGACGGCGAGGAGCGGGCGCTCGCCGGGGTGGTGTGGAGGATGTTCCAGGGGATTCGCCGGGTGGTCCCGGGGATGGCGAACCCGACCGAGCGCGACCTCGGCTACATGACGGACTACATCCTCGGCAACGAAATGCACCTCGTCCCGACCGAAGTCGCTTCCGGCCACAACCTCGGAGATGAGATCAAGCCTCGCCAAGAAGCTGCCGTGGACCTCATCCGTGGGGCGTACTTCAAGTCCGGGGCCAAGAAACTCGGGGATGACTTCGGGACCTTCGGCTCCGGGGAGACGGAGTTCCACCGTGCGTGGCAGGCACGTCTCCACGAATCCGCCAATGATGAAGCCGCTCAACTCGCGGCGAAGCGTCTGCTGGAGTATTACAACTCGCGCTCCACGATGGACCTAGCAGAAATTGGCCCCACCACCGACCGCGCCATGCAGCGCATCTACGACGAAGTCGCCCAGAACCTGCGTGAACACAACGACGGGTTCATGCTCCGGGGGCAGCCAAACTTCACCACCTTCTTCGAGGGCAACCGCCCGCCCGACATGGACCAGTTCGATGAGTGGGCTAGGGCGATGGTGATGAAAGTCCGTGGGGAAACGACGGGCGTGGACGGGATGATTCACAAGAATCTCCTGGAGCATGTCGCCAACGGGGAGACGGTGGACGAGCAGACCCTCCACGACATCCCGCCGAAGTCCAAGCCGCGCAACATCAGTGGTCGCCGTCCTGTCCCCAACGGCGACCCGAAACTCCAGCGCGTCGCCAACTGGGGCTTCCACCACGTCCTGAACCCAATGGTGGACTTCCTTTCGCGTGAACCCATCACGGCGGCGGAATACCTCAAGCAGCGCAACATCCTCCAGAAGTGGGTGGACCAGGGAGTGATGACGGACGAGGGGGCACACGTCCAGGCGAACGTCTGGGCCTCGCAGAACGTCATCAAGAATGTCCACAACCTCACCGACCGGACACAGTGGACCGCAACGTTTAGGAACTGGGCTCCGTTCTACTTCGCCCAGGAGCAGGCGTATCGGCGCATGGGGAGGCTCCTCGCGGAGGACCCGAGGGCCTTTCGTCAGTATCAATTGATAATCGCCAGTATGCACAACGTCGGTCAGGTGTTCCAGGGCCCGGGAGGCAACGGTTACTTCGTGTTCCCCGGAACGGGATGGATGACTTCTGGAGTGGTCAAGACTTTGGCGTTCATGGGGGTCCCAGTTGAATCCTCCGCTCCAATCGGGATGGGGTGGAACCTCTCCTCCTCCAGCGTCATCTTTCCCCTCTCGGCGGGATTCCGCCCCGACATCGGCCCCATCCTCTCCGTGCCGACCTCCGCCGTGGCGCAGTTCTTCCCCACCAGTTTCTCCCCGATTCTGAAGTCCGACCTCACGAGCGCCGCCGACACCATCCTCGGCCCCACCGCGAACGAAGCCCTGTGGATGCAGATGGTCCCCAACTCCATCATCCAGCGTCTGGTGACCGCCGCCATTCCGGCGTGGAACTCTCGCGCCTTCAACGCTTCGTTCATGCAGACCCTGGCGACATTGGACTACGAGGGGAAACTCCCACCCCCCACCGCCGACCCGCGCACGCTTCAGACCTTCTTGGACCGCGTCAGGCTCCAGACCCAAATCATGTATGCCGTCAAAGGTCTGTTGGGAGCCGTGACTCCGGTGTCCCCCGAAATCACCAACCCCATCTTCAACCAGTTCACCTCCGAAGTCACCGCCGACATCAAGGCAGCGGGGTCGGTCGCCGGTGGACTCCAGATGTTCCTCTCTAAGAACCCCGACGCCACCCCCTTCACCGTCTGGCAATCATCGAATCTGACGGGGGCATCCATACCCACCTCTGTCCAGGCGGAACACTGGATCAACGAGAACATGGACCTCATTAGCCGCTACCCCAACGCCGCCATCCTTTTGATGCCGATGGAGGGGATGTCCACCAACTACAACCCCGCCGCGTACAACGAGCAGATAGCCCAGGGGCTTCGGTCCAAGGTGGACCCCGAGCAGTGGACGCAGAACGGTCAGGTCCCGAGTTACATCGACTCCCTCTACGTCGCAGCCGGCAACGCCATCTTCTTCAAGTGGCTGGCGCAATATGAACAGCAGATCGCGGGACTCGGAGGGACCGAGAAGTACCAGGCGGAGCAGAACTTCTGGGGCAACGGGTCGGTCGGCCCCATCCCTTCCCCCACCGGGACGGTCGGAAGATTCGGGGCGATGAACCCCATCTGGTATCGCTGGTTCACCGACCAGACCCGTGAAGTCCAGCGTGGGGATGCGATTCGCCAGATGACCCAACTCCTGAAAGACAACCCCAACCTCCACAGTCCGATGGCCGATGACACCCGCGCCCTTCTGGAGGGTTACGACAACTACAAGAACCAGGTGACAACCCTTACGAACGAGGGCGCGTCCTCCGCGCAAAAGACTGATGCCGAGAACAACTGGAAGCAGTACCTCTACAGTGTCGTGAATGAACACCCCGAACTCACTAACGTCGTGACAGGATTGTTCATGTCGGTCCAGCCTAAGGCTGCCGTGTCCGGTCAGACGGCTGGACAACCTGGAATATTCAATGCAACATCGTGGAGGCAAACGCCATGAGTAACATCCCTGTCTACAACGGATCGGGAGGAACCACTACCACCACGACTCCGACGACTGCGACCACTCAGCCCCTGACTGTCAACCTCCCGAACCCCACAACCACCACCACTCCCACTTCGACCGTGGGGACCGCCGGGACTTTCCCCGGAGCACAGAGCGCCGACCCCATCGCGGCAGAACTTGAAAGCATCTACAACCTCCTCAACGGCCCGAACCCGGTGATGAACACCTCGCAGTTCTTCGCCTGGGCCAAGGTGCCTTCCTCGGCGCAGAGTCTCTACCTGGACACCTCGGGGAAACTCAACAACAACGCCGTCTTCCTCTACTACTACAAGAACCTGGATCGTCAGGGCAAGCAACAGATTCAAGACGAAATGGTCCAGGCCGGAGTCCTCCAGTCAACCGAGGCCACGGGATTCGACACTGCCACCGCGCAGTCGGCGTTCCAGACCATCCTCGGCAGTTCCGCCGTGCAGGGGGTCGACGCCTTTTCCTACCTCCAGCAACAGGCGCAGTTGGGGTCGGGGACCAACGCGATTCAGAACACCATCTCCAACGAGCTCACAGCGGCGCAGAAAGCGGCCACCGCTCCCCTCGCCATCTCCGAGACGAACCCCACCACGCTCGCGGCGGACATCACTAACGCCTTCGACCAAGCCTTGGGCTACGCCCCGACCCAGGACCAGGTGCAGGCGTTCATCAAGCAGATTCAGGGACAGGAGACTACCTACGGCTCCGCCCCCCGAGCCGAGGCGCAGGCACAGATTGACCAGGCGCACTCCGAGGAATCCGCCCTGAACAAGTTGGGGCCGGACGGACTTGATGCCGTGATTCGAGCGTACCAAGCGGCTGTGACAGGGACCGGACTCCCCGGTGTCGGTACTCAGCAGGGTCCGGTGAACGGAGCCGTGCCGAACGACCCGAGCAAGGTCCCTGGATACGAACCCGCCGGGACCCCCCTCGCTCCGGGGGATGCCGTTCGATACACCCCATCGGGCCAGGTGGTCGGCGGGAACATCCTGCCGAAGCAGACAACCACGACCCAAGACGTGCCCGAGGGTGGCATAGAGGGATGGGTAGATAACAACTCCCAACTCCACATCCCCTTCACAAACTGGCCGGCGCATTACCAGGTCGAGAACCAAGTCTCCAAAACGACCAACTCCTTCGTCCACAACGTCATGCCGGGGATGCCCGCCGGAGCCGCCGGGTCCACCACGACGCACGGGGGAATCTTCGCCCTGTCCTCCACCGACTGGCAGGAGGCCCAGAAACTCCTTCCCTCGGCCAAGAAATACCCGACACCTGGACAGGCCCCGGTCGCGGTCCAGCAGTCCGCCATCTCGGAACTCCTCCAGCACCAGTACGAGACGAATGGACAGTCCTGGTCCAAGGCCATCGCGTCCATCGCCAGCGGAAGCCCCTTTGGCACGGCGGAGGGGACGCATCTCGCGGCCTTCGGCAACCAAGTCGCAGCCCAGGTCGATGCGCAAATCAAAACCATGCAGAGTCAGGTGGACAATTCCAGCGTCACGGTCAAGGTGACTCAGCCCGACGCTACGGCAGAGGCGGCGGCGTCGGCCAAGCAGTCCGACCCCGTCGGATACTACGCTGCTAACGCCGCGTCCTTCGGTCAACTCCTGAACCAGATGCTCGCGGGCGCTCCACAGATGTATTCGCAGGGGACCGCCGACGCTTTCACCGGCCCGGTCAGCGTCGGAGCCGCCACGACCCCCACCGCTCCAACGGCCACCGCTTCCCTCAATGGCTAACTACACCTACCCCGAACTGGAGCAGTTGTGGATTTCCAACGGAGGTCCGCCGGAGTGGGCGACGACCATGGCGGCGGTCGCCATCGCGGAATCGAACGGCGACCCCAACGCCAAGAACCCGTCCGGAGCGACAGGATTATGGCAGACCCTTATGGCAGACCCTTATGTCCGCCCAAGGCAAGCCCTTCCAGGAGAAGTACGGGAATGTCAACCTCACCGATCCGAACGAAGCCGCCAAGATAGCCATCATTCAACTGGCGGGTGGTCAAGGAATATCCAACTGGACCGCCGACCCTGTGGGAAAGTATGTCTACGACAACGGCTCCAAGCCCCTATCGTCAAGCGAGGCACAGTCCATGGCATCGAACCCCTCTAGCGTCACGACCACTACGACTGACCCCACCGTGTCCGGGGTTCCCACGACCACTACGACTGACCCCACCGTGTCCGGGGTTCCCACGACCACTACGACTGACCCCACCGTGTCCGGGGTTCCCACGACCTTCGCCCCCGTGCCGGCAGGGACCGACCTCCATAACGTCGGCGGATTCGACCTCAGCGCCATCCCTCCGAACGAGCAGGGCAACGCGGTCAAACTCATCAAGGAGCAAGAGCAGCGCCCCGGCTTCGCTCAGGAACTCGAAACCCGCATCCAGCAGGACTTCGGCTACGGCAATTCGTGGGTTCAGAAGATTCCCGAACTCTACGGCGTGTACGTCTGGGCGGCTCTCGGCGGGGCGGGTGACCCCTCGACCGCAGCGGGCAAGAACCTGTTTCAGTCCGCCGTCTCGCGCACGTCCTGGTGGCAGGCCACCAACGCCAACCAGCGGGCATGGGAACAAGCCCAGTCCACCGACCAGGCGGGGGTGAAGCAGGCCCTCGGGAACGCTCAGGAGAAGGTCCTGGCCGACGCGAACCAGATTGGCNTCACCCTTACTAAGCAGGAATTGGACAACATCGCTGGAATATACGCCGAAAACTCCTACNTCCAGTCCGGTTCCTTCGGTGCGCAGAACGGTGTGGCGGCGGAGTGGCTGGACCAAGCAATTATCGACACCATCAGCAACAAAAAGGACGAGTTCCGGGGGATGAAGACGGACTTCTCCACCGCTCCCAAAGGCACGACGGACTTTGCCCAGCAGACCCACGGCGGGGAGGGTTCGGTGAACCTCGGGGGAATCGCCGGCCAGCTCTACGACAAGTTCCAGACCATTGCTCAGCAGTACCTGATGTTCAATCCCAACGACCCCAAGGGTTCACTTCTTACCCAGCAGAGCCTCCTGAATCAGGTGCAAAACGCCCTGATGAACTACACCGGCTCCGGCTCCTCGTTCGGATCATCGAACCTCATCAACGGTGAGACGTCCCGGTTCACGCAGTTGATGAAGGACCAGGCGACGAAACTCTACCCCAGCCTCGCCCAGGCGATTGCGGCGGGCCAAACTCCTGCCGACTACGTCACCCCTTACCAGCAACTCATCGGCAGTCAACTCGGCGTGACCCCGACCAGCATCAACTTCACCGACCCCAAGTGGAACTGGGTCATCGCCACCCCGGACCCCAAGACCGGGCAGAAGCAGGCTCTCAGCCTGGACCAGGTCCAGCAGAAGTTGGTCAGCCTCCCCGAGTGGCAGAAGTCCAACACCGCCGCGCAAATCGGTAACGACGTAGTGACCGGCCTGAACAGGGCTTTCGGATTCGGAGGTAGTTGATGAGTATGCAGACGTACTTCCATCGCGAGGGAGAAGTGGACGAGAACAACCTCCCCTCCGCCGCGACCAAGGCGGGGAACTCCGCCATCGACACCAGCATAGAGGCGTGGGCGAACTCGGTCGGACTCGGGAAACTCTCGGGCTGGATTACCCAGCAGGTCCACACCCTGGCCGGACAGGGGATGGACGGAACGGACATCGTCTCGTACATCCAGTCCAACATCAACACGGCTCCAGGCTTCGACCAGTTGATGCCTGGGTACAACGAACGCATCAAGAACGGCTACACCAACACTGATCCGAACACCGGGGCTGGCATCGCCGGCTACCTGGCGTATCGCTCGCAGGTCCAGGCGTTTGCGGAAACGGCGGGGTTGGTCCCCGAAACCATCACCCCCGAGGATGTCGGAAACGCATGGGCGGGGGATGTGTCGATTTCGGAACTCAACACCCGCATCACCACGGAATACACCAACGCCATCAACGCCGCCCCCGCCATCCAACAGGAACTGGAGAACTACGGCTACACCCAGGGCCTGACTCCGGGGCAGTTGGCGAGTTACTACCTGAATCCCGAGAACACCACCACCGCTCTCCAGCAACAGTTCAACGCCGCGACGGTCGGAGCGCAGGGGAGCCTCACCGGCTTCGGGGAAATCGGCCAGTCCCAGGCCCACGCCCTTCAAGCCTTCCTCACCAGCGGAGGCCAGACCAACCTCTCCGCCACCCAAGCCGCTAACTTCTTCACCTCCAGCGTCGGAGGAGGGACGGGGTCCATCGCCCAGATGGCGCAGACCGGATTCGAGGAAGCCCAACTCGGGACTTCCCAAAATGGTCCAGGCGTGGTGAACCAGTCCGACCTCATCGGAGCCGCCGAGGGCAACGCCCAGGCCCTCCAGCGTGTCCAACGCGCCGCCCAGACACGCGCCGCCGGTTCGGCTGGTGGTGGTGGACTAGAGGCAGATCAGAGCGGAGTGCAGGGGGTCGGCTTCGGGGGTGCTTGACAAGCCCACTGATGTCTGCTTGACTTCTCCCTGACGTAGCAATCGCCTTCGGTGTCACAGGTTGACCTGGAGAGTGACCGTCACTCCGGTTGTGTTGGGCCATGCACCGACAACCGTGTATCGCATGAGGCCAATTCGGCTGCCCCGTTCAACCTCTCCGGGTTGATGCGTGTACCAAAGGAGAACCAATGTCAATGCAAGACACCGACGACCAGTTGGAACCGGAACACCAGCAACTGCCCCCGGAAGTCCAGGCGCTGCTCCGACAGGGACGAAAGGCCCAGAAGGAAGCGGATGCCCTCAAGAGCCAGATGGCGATTGAGAGGAAGTTCCAGGCAGTGAAGGAAGCAGGAGTCCCCGACCACCCGGCCCGCGAGATTGTGTTTCGTGACTATGACGGACCCCTCGAAGCGGAGGCCATCAAGGCCCACGCGGAGAAGTTCGGCATCGTCTCAACGGTCCCGAGTCAGCCCCAAGGCCCCACGGCTGAGGAAATCGCTGCTCAGAACCGTATTCTCAGCGCCGGAGGCGGAGTACCTGCCGCCAGTGGCGACGTTGACCTCGCAGTTGCCTTACGTAACGCCAAGTCTCAGGCTGAGGTCTTGGCAATCGTGGGGCAGGTAGCAGGCACGCCGGGATTCCGTAACCGCGACGGTTACATCGGAGAATTGCCTTCGTACTAACAGGGGCTAGGAGGTCCCTTACACAATGGCCTACACCACCACATCGAGCGTTGACTACGTCCAGACGGCGTATGACATGCTCGCGTACTTCGCACTTCGCCCGGAGCTCTACTTCGACCAGGTGGCTGACATCAAGCCGACCAACCAGTCGATGGCCGGTTCCAGCGTCGTGTTCAACATCCAGAACGACATGGCCCTTGCGACCACGTCCCTGAACGAGTCCACCGACATCACGCCGGTCGCCCTCACCGCGTCGCAGGTCACCCTGACCCTGAACGAGTACGGTAACGGCACAATCACCACGGCGGCTGTTCGCGGTCAGTCCTTCGTCTCCATCGACGAGATTCAGGCGAACACGGTCGGCTACAACGCCGGTCGCTCGCTGGACGAACTGGCGAAGATTCAGCTCCAGGGTGGTTCCAACGTGAACTACTCCGCCGGTGCGACTGGTGTGACCCCTGGCGCTCGCAACCAGATCACCCCGAACGACACGATGCGTGCCTACGACGTGCGGTACAACGTCGCGGCCCTGAAGCGCAACAACGTCCCCGGATTCGGCGGGTACTACCTCGCCTTCATCCACCCGGACGTGTCCTTCGACCTGTGGCAGGAGTCGGGCAACCAGGCCCTCATCGCCCCGCACATCTACTCGGCTCCCGAGGAAGTGTTCCGTGGCGAGATTGGTGCTTTCGCTGGTGCGCGGTTCATCGAGACTCCGACGGCTCCGCTGTTCGCTGACGCCGGTTCGTCCACCACGGACACCGATGTCTACGGCACGCTGTTCATCGGTCGTCAGGCCCTCGCCAAGGTGTGGGCCATCAAGGACGGCAACGGTCCGCTCCCGGTCGTGGTGATGGGTCCCATCACCGACTACCTGCGCCGGTTCCAGCCCCTCGGCTGGAAGTGGATGGGTGGCTTCGGCCTGTTCCGTCAGGCTTCGGTCTGGCGTCAGGAGAGCGCGTCGTCCATCGGTCAGAACGCCGCTGCCGCGACGGACACCCCGAGCATCGACCTGTAGTTTTCAAGTGCAGGGGCGGAGGCCCGCCCTCCGCCCCTGCAACAACAAGGAGGTCACATGGCCGCGAAATGCGCCAACTGTGGCAGGGCCGACCTGCTTCAGCCCGACATCGCCAATTACCAGTGTCTGGCCTGTGGGTCACTCACTTCAATCGCTACGGGCCAAGTCGTGCTTCCCCACCCCCCGGTGGAGAACCTGTCCAACGCCGGATTCCCGGTCGTGGAACTCGGCACGGACGTTGAATCGACCGACCCTGGCGAGGACCGCCGGGAGCGCCCCATCGGTGACCCGGCCCCGGTCGTGGTCCCTGAGCCCGTCGTGGAGGTCCCGCGACCTGCACGTGTGGACGACGGTTACATCCCCG